AACACTAGACTCATTGAAGCTGCTATTACAGAGAAAACTAAAGCTATATTCTTAGCGCATACGTTAGGCAATCCATTCAACCTTGAAGAAATTATGCCGTTGGTTAAGAAGTACAACCTGTGGCTGATTGAAGATTGTTGTGACGCACTTGGCGCTGAGTGGCAAGGACAGAAGGTAGGCACATTTGGACACTTATCCACACTATCGTTTTTCCCCGCGCATCACATTACGATGGGCGAAGGTGGGGCAGTCATTGTTAATGATATGGAGCTACTACGTTTAGTAGAATCATTCAGAGATTGGGGACGTGACTGTTGGTGTGCGGCAGGTAGCGACAACACTTGCGGTAAGCGGTTCGATCAGAAGCATGGTGATCTACCGCAAGGATACGACCACAAGTATGTCTTCTCTCATTTAGGATACAACCTAAAGATAACTGAGATGCAAGCAGCGTGTGGCTATGGACAGTTACAGCAACTAGACACGTTTGTACAAGCCCGCAGGGACAACTACAAGTTTCTACAAAAAGCAGTAATACATCACCCAGACTTGTGGCTACCTACTGTTTATCCCGATGCTTGGCCTTCATGGTTTGGTTTCCCTATAACGCTATCAGATGACTGCGGCTTTAGCCGTGATACGTTCGTGCGCTACTTGAACGACAACATGATTGGCACACGTCTGTTATTCGCGGGTAATGCTACTAAACAACCATATATGAAAGATCAAGTCTATCGTATACATGGAAGTTTAGATGAGACTGATCGCGTAATGAATAATACTTTGTGGGTAGGCGTACAACCAGCATTGAATTCAGAGGCGCTAAATTATGTAGCTACTAAGATCAACGAATTCATGGGGGACTTCTAATGAAAGTCATAGTTCAGAATCACTACGATTTCATAACGACCAACGGCATGTTGTTCACCAACCCTGATAGCGACATAGGTGCAGGTTTACTTAGACCGTGGAACGATTTGTACTTAGCTGCAAAAGCGCGGGGCATAGATATGTTTACGCCTGACCAACAAGACGAGGGTGACTTACTTATTTTGATGGACAGGCCGACAACAATCAAAGCTAAAGCACCACGTACCATAGCTGTACTGTACGAGCCAAACAGCATCATCCCTAACAACTACGACAAGGACTTCCTTGATAGTTGCGAGAAGGTATTTACATGGGACGACCGCATAGTGGACAACGAGAAGTTCATCAAGTCTAACTTCACGACCAACTTGCAAGACGCAATCATGCCTACGCCTGACGATGTGTTTCCAAGCTATCACAAGCGCAAGCTTCTGTGCATGATGAACACGTACAAGCAAAGCTCACATCCACTTAGCATGTATCACAAGCGTGTGGAGGCTGTTCGATTCTTTAACCAGTACCCAAATGACTTTGATCTGTGGGGGCGTTTCTGGCAAGCAACTACGTGCAAAGGTACGACCGACGATAAGTTAAAGACACTAGCTAACTATCGGTTCTGTTTGGCGTATGAGAATTGCCATCATGCGTACGGCTACATTAGCGAGAAGCTAACGGACTGTTTCATGGTGGGTGTTGTGCCTGTGTACTTAGGTGCACCGAACGTGCGTGACCATATACCGCCTGAATGTTTCGTTGACGTTAATGATTTCCACACATACGAGGAGTTGTACGAGTATTTAATTGAGATGCCGAGTTACGAATATATGGATCGCCTTGTAGCTATACAAAAGTTCATCATGTCATCTGACGCAGAACAGTTCTACAACACGCACTTCGTTGACACACTACTACAACACATGGAGAAACCATGAGCCTATCCGTAGCAGTAGTAACTAGCACACAAGGCAGAAACACGATATGCCAAGCACTTGAGAGTGTACGTAAGCAAACGTACAAAGGCAAAGTAAGGCATTACGTGTTTGCTCATGGTCAACCGCACCATGTAAAGGTAGACATACTATTAGAGGACTATCCTTATGTGGAAGGTGTTTATTTACCTAACGCTAACGGTGGTAATGGTTATGCAATGGCTCCCGTTTTTGCTATGGCTCCGTACGTTATAGACGAAGACGTAATCTTTTATCTTGATGATGATAATTGGTACGAACCAGATCATATTGAGTCGTTGATTAGCATAATAGAAGACCATGACCTTGAATGGGCATATAGCTTACGTAAAATTGTAAATAACGAAGGGGAGTTTATTTGTGACGACAATTGTGAATCTCTTGGAATGTACCTCAATGCAACCAACCACTACCTTGTTGATAACTCCTGCTATGCAGTTAGAGCCGACACCGCGCGCAGACATAGCCATGCTTGGTACATCCCCGTTATCTCAGATAGAAATTTCCAAGCTGCCCTTATGCAAGCTCAATACTCCGCAGGAACTACCGGAAAACATAGTGTCAATTACAGACTATCGGAAGACGGATCGGGGGGCATGACCGCAGAAAAATTCATCAGTAACAACGAATGGATGAAGCAGCACCGTCCTGATTTTAAGTACACAAACAAACAAATTTTTAACTATTAGGAGTTACACATGACAAAACTTTTTATTGCAACGCCTATGTATGGTGGCTTGTGCTATGGCTACTACGCGCAATCGCTATTACAGTTACAAACCACACTACAACAAAACAAGATTGACACCGCTGTTAGTTTTTTATTCAACGAGTCGTTGATTCAACGTGCGCGTAATGCGTTAGCGCATGGGTTTTTAAAGACAGATTTCACACATCTGATGTTCATTGATGCAGACATTCGGTTTGATCCTAAAGATGTGTTACCCATGTTGTTGGCTGACAAGCCAATTATCTGCGGCATTTACCCCAAGAAAGAATTGAATTGGGAGATGATTCATAGAGCAGCGTTAGCAGGTACACCGCCAAACGAGTTACGTAAGTATTCTGGTTCGTTCGTAGTTAATCTTGTAGGCTATGCAGGTGAAGCGCAAGTGGAAGTAGACAAGCCTGTTGAGATATGGAACGGAGGCACTGGTTTCATGCTTATTAAACGTGAAGTGCTTGAACAACTACGCGACAAAATACCTAGCTACATCAATGACACGCATGACTTGGGCGGCAACATAGGTAAAGAACGTATTGCTGAATTCTTTGCTACAAGCATTGAGCCAATGGGTGAGCGTCTTTTATCTGAGGACTATCACTTCTGCAAAGAGTGGCGTGAGAAGTGTGCGGGTAGTGTATGGGCTGCACCGTGGGCACAGTTAGCACATATCGGCACACACATGTTTGACGGGATATTAACTCCTACTCCGCAATCTATTCCTGTTAAAGCACCTGAAGGTACGCCTATCTAAATACGAGGGGGTTGATCGTGGATATTGAAAAAAGACAACGTGTTTACGACGCAATGTTAATAAAAGCTTTTCGCGCTGACATTACTTTAGGGCGTCTATGGTATTGGTTAAGACCATACGAGATTGAAGTTCCTGATGGAGTGCTTAAACGTCAACCTCATACCAACCTTAGTAAAATGCGAGTACAGGTTTTTGTTGGCGATTTTTTAAAGCCATTAGCAGATAGGTTGTGGGATACAGAAAGAACCCATGATATAAAAACATTAGATTGGATGGCGCGATTAAATTGTCAATCCACAGGCAGAGTAATGATGAACGATTTAAAAAACCTTAAATATAAATCTAATAGAGATCGAAGAAGAACCGGATTTCTTGCAGATAATCTTAACCATCAAAACGCAAGTAATCAATGGAATGTAACTAAAGTAAGAGCTGCCCGTATGGGAAGGAAAAAATGATTGTTGAAACCATTGATTACAAAAAGATATTTGCTTGGATTAACAACGTCTGGGCAAAGTCTCTTGCGGCTGTAATTATGTTTTGTGTTGGGTTATTGATAGGACAGGTGCAGACAGAGAGCCGTATCATCGGTGACTGCAAATACGCAGGAGCCTTTCGCGTAGAACAACAAGCGTTTACATGTCAGAGGAGAATTTAAATGAAAGCATTTCCAAATCATAGAAGCGAAGGCATGGAGCTTCGGGATTACTTTGCGGCGAAGGCTATGCAAATAGCGATGAAAAGAATTGAGCATGATTACAATAATGAACCAATATTAAAAAAAGATGGATGGTCATGGGATGTAAATGATTTAGAAGATATTGCGGACACGGCTTACCAAATGGCAGATTTAATGATGGAAGCGCGGGAGAGGAAGGACTAAATACCCTGCCACAGGGGATTTACCCGCTATCAAAGTAGAAGACATAGGGAAAATACAAAAGTGAGTTTAATAACATTAGACTTTGAGTCGTACTACACCGATAAGTGCGGGTTTAAAACCCAGACAACTGAGGAATACATACGCGATAAAGAGTTCCAAGTCAT